GTGAACCAGTCGATGACAGTTCTTCTGTCTGTCGATGTTCCGCCCGGGTACGACACTGCCACGGCGAAAGCTGTTGTGGATGGCTTCATGGCCAACCTCTCAGCTACGTCGGGAGCCAACATCACCAAGCTTATTGGTGGTGAGGGCTGACCTAGAAGGCAACTTCGGAAGATGAGGCAGGGATTCAATCACCCCGAAAGGGGGTTTGATGAAAAGCCTCATGCTTCTCTGGAGGGATGTCGCCCAAGACATGGGCGACAGATGCGCCGCTAGCACCACTCGTGACTTTCAAACTGTCACGAGGCGTATCGAACATGAGGGCATATCGTTTTTAACGATATGTCTACCAGACTTTGGTCGGGACTTCGATGAAGCCCTTGACCAAGGAAAGGTTGGTCACACCCACTTCGCCGGTTTCCGGCGAAGGGGAGGTACCCCCCGATTTCTCGGAGGTTTCCTTGACCTTGTGTTCGATCGCATGACGGGTGTTCTCCTGTTGGATCCATCTACTGCAGCAATTCAGGCTGTGCGTCAACTGACGCGCCTGTTTTCTAAAGTTTCCCTCAAGTGTTCATTCGCTCGAGAGAAAGCTGCATACGATGAATACATCAGAACAGACGCGGAACTGGAGGAGGTTGAAGAAACGTGGTCGGAAACGCAAGTTGCCGACTTTAAACGGATCGCCAACCTCGCCTTCGGTCGTACTCTCGCTATTATGGATAATCTCCACAATAACGGGCAGCTCGTACCGAAACATGGCCCCGGTGCAACAGCAGATAGACTTCGCGGAAACGCGAAGTTCTCTCTGTCTGAATGGACCTGGCGCCTGGAGTCAGGTGGATTCCACTCCGTGGATTTCCTTGTGCCTAACCAAAAGTTCTGGCATAGACTTGACTCGGTCCAGTTCGCTGAGCCCGGGAACGAACGACCCTCTAGGGTTGTAGCCGTTCCCAAGACCCTGAAGACACCTCGCATCATTGCAATTGAGCCTTCGTGTATGCAATATACACAGCAGGCTGTTGCCGAACCTCTCGTTCAGCTCCTAGAGAGTGATTCACTCTCTGGAAGCTTTGTTGGTTTTACCCAACAAGGGCCAAATCAAGATTTGGCTCGTAGAGGTTCTGTTGATGGATCTCTCGCAACACTAGATCTTAGTGAGGCAAGTGATCGTGTCTCCAATCAACTCGTTAAGCATATGCTTCATGGCTACACGCATCTTTCAGATGCAGTGCAAGCATGTCGTAGCTTACGAGCTGATGTGCCTGGTTATGGGTTTACCCCTCTAACCAAGTTCGCGTCCATGGGTTCTGCG